GTTGCGTGAAGCACAAATGATTGGTAAGGTTACTACTAGTCAAACTAAAAAATTATTTAAAGATTTTCTACTTCTTAATACAGCGCAAGGAAGAGTAATTAACGATAGAAATAAGCAAATTACCGAAGAGTTAGTTCTTTTAGATGTACAAACAAGATACGCAGGAGATCAAGAAGACCTACTTGATTATAGATTAAAAGCTGCTAAACTTGATCTTGATACTACAAATAGCTTATTACGTATCGATAAAGAAAGATTAAAATTAAGAGAGGCTTATGTAAAACTCGCAGACTTAGAGGCTCAACGCAGAGATGCAAAAATGAGAGAGTCTTTACAAGATTATAAAAATGTAATCGAAAATGTATCCGAGGCATTTGCAAGTTCTTTATCAGAAGCAATATCAGATAAAATTCTTGGCAGAGAGTCCGACGTTGATTGGAGAACAGCCTTAGCAGAACAATTTGCAGGCGGTGCTGGCGACATGGTTGCTGGAATGTTCCAAAGAGGTATTTTTGGAAATCAAGGGTTGCTTTCAAAAGGTGCAGCTTCTATATTTGATTTAAATACAAAAGAATTAGACTTTTTATTTCCAAAAACAGAACTAGAAATAATTGATTCAGGCTTAGCAGGTATTAAACAAGAGATTATAAATTTACATGAGACTATTAAAGTACTAGAATCACTTGATAATCTTATTCAGGAAAATACTTTAAAAACTGCAGACGCTACTGCCGGTATTAGAGATAGATATATTGGAGGCAGTGGAACAACACCAGAGTTCCTTTATGATAAATATAAAGGCAAGTTTATTAGCCCTGATGATGTCAAAGACTCTATGGAAGAGACTATTATTCAAGCGTATAATAATGGTTCCCCGGGTACAAGAACTTTAGTAGCAGCAAACATGAGAGGAAAAGGTCAATACGATTTATTTGGCCCTAACTTTGGAAGAGGAAGTGGAAGCTCCGGAGGAGTTACTAGTACTGGCGGAGTAACTCAAGTAAGAAATACTTATGATGTTACTAAAAAAGTACAAGCTGAAACTAAGATGAGCCAAAGAGAAGCCTCAATATTCCAAAATAATCTTAGACAGATATGGGATAGATTAAATGCCGAAGTAAAAAGCATTACTAACATGTTAAATAATCCTGGCGGCAGAACGATTAAAGGTGTAGAAGAAATGCCAATAAACAAGTCTTTACCTAGAAATAGAGGTGAGACTTCTTGGTTAGATGAAAACTTGACTAAACTAGGTACTACGATTACTGAAAATGCTACAGCAGTTGGAAACAGCTTAAAAAATACTTTAGATTTTGGTTTTGAAGATCTAATTGTAAACGGTAATTTTAACGCTAAAATGCTAGCATCAAACTTTGTTGGTGGTATTGGTCAGAGTTTTATGAACTCAGCAACAGGTGCAGTTACAAGTACTATAATGGGCTCACTTGGATTTGCAGCTAAAGGTGGTATTGCAATGGGCGGTATTAAAGGGTATGCAAATGGCGGAATTGTAAGCGCTCCTCATATAGGCGTAGTTGGAGAAGGCAAGTATAATGAAGCAATTGTACCTTTGCCAGATGGAAAAGCAATTCCAGTAATCGGAAATACTGGTGGAGGAAATAACAACGTTACTGTAAATGTTTCAGTAGATTCAAATGGCCAAGCAAATGCACAAGCAGAAGGCGAAGGAAATATGCAACAACTAGGTTATCAGATTTCTCAAGTAGTTCAAGAAGAAATCATGAGACAACAAAGACCTGGTGGATTACTTAACAGCACTGGAACTAGGAGTTATTAATGGCAAATTTTAATACAGAAGTAAACATTAATCCAGATAAAGGAATGCGAGGAAGTCAAAAACCTCGTACTCTAATTGCTAAATATGGTGATGGATACGAGCAAAGAACTGGAGCTGGTATTCATACTGAAGAAGAAGAATGGGATTTAACTTGGACAAATCGTACTACAAATGAAGGTAATAAAATAATCAAGTTTTTAGAAGATCAAGGCGGAGTAACTGCATTTGATTGGTATCCAACTGGGTATGAAATATCAAGCACAACTACTTCAGCAAATACCGATAAGTTAATTGATACAAGTGTTTATTTTACAAATAGATACCTAAATGCCACAGTTAATAACACAACTGATTCTACTTCAGCAACAGTAGTAGCAGTTGATAGTGGAACACAGTTAGAGTTGAGCTCAGATATTATGGCAAGCGGAGAATCCTATACAATTTATCCATATCAAAAATATGTATGTGAGGAATGGAACGCTACAATGCCGGTAGATGGAGTGCAGACAATTTCTGCAAAGTTTAGAAGAGTTTTTGAAGCATAGGAGAACTAAATGTCAGATATAATTACTGATGCTCATAGTTTTGAACCAGGAGACATTATCGAGCTATTTGAGCTTGACTTATCTACAGGTTCTGCAGATTCAAGTTACCAGATATTTAGGTGGCACTCTGGTACAGATGAGCATTTACAAGAAATAGTCTGGCAAGGAAATCGTTACTTACCTTTTCCGATTGAAGCAGAAGGTTTTGAGTATACTGGAAAAGGAAGCATACCAAGACCAACATTAACTGTAGCAAATATTACTTCTTTACTATCAAATGCAATTAATCAGTATGATGATTTGATTGGAGCAAAAGTTACTCGTAAAAGAACTTTTGGTAAATACTTAGATTCACATTGTCATGTTTGGGGTTATGTACTTGGAGGTACTTGTGCAGGAGAAAGTACAGCTTATTGTTCAGATGCTAGTTATACAACTCAACAAACTTGTTTAGCAGCGGGAGAAACTTGGTATGGAAGCTACAGTAAAGCAGATTGCTTAGATTCTACAAAATACGGCTCTGCAGGAACCTGGACAGCTTATACAGATGTAGCTTGTGCCAATAATGGTGGAATATATTACTTAAATTCAACAGCAGATGCAGATGCAGACTTTTCAGATGAAATATGGTATATTGATAGAAAAGCAATTGAAACAAATTCTTATATACAATTTGAACTAACAGCGGCTCACGATGTACAAGGAGTAAAACTTCCTGGAAGAGCAGTATTATCAAATGGCTGTCCTTGGAAGTATCGTGGTACAGAATGTGGTTATTCTGGAACAAATTACTTTGATATAGATAATAATTCAGTAAGTGATGCAGGAGATGATGTTTGTGCTAAAACTTTCACTGCTTGTGAAAAGCGTTTTCCAAACGAAGATGATGAAATACCCTTCGGAGGGTTTCCAGGCGCTGGTGTTAAAACTGGTGCAGTACGATGAAGGAATACGTTTTAGAAAAGTTTAGAGAACATGTAGAAAGTGAATATCCAAAAGAAGCATGTGGATTTATAATAGCAATGCCAAAAGGTAGACCAAGATATTTTCCAGCAAAGAATATATCTGAAAACCCTGAAGATGACTTTATAATTGATCCAATAAGTTATGCTGAAGCAGAAGATACTGGAACTATAATTGGAATATGTCATTCACACCCAAATCTAGGACCAAATCCTTCAGAGGCCGATAAAGCGGGATGTGAAGCAAGTGGAATACCGTGGCATATACTAAGCTGGCCTGGTAATCAACTATACAGCTGGGAGCCAAATGGTTACGAAGCCCCACTCATAGGACGACAGTTTAGTTATGGAATTTTAGATTGTTGTACTTTAGTAAAAGATTTTTACAAAAAAGAATTAAATATTGATTTTGAATGTTATCAAGGTCAAGACGGGTGGTGGGATAAAGGAGAGAATAGATATTTAGATAACTATGCTGAACAAGGTTTTGTAAGAGTAGATGATTTAAAAAAATATGATATATTTTTAATAAAATTAGTTTCACCTGTACCAAACCATGCGGCAATCTATCTCGGAGACAATAAAATATTACATCATGTACATGGTAGGTTATCAAATAGAGAACCATACGGCGGGTACTGGAGAAAACATACCACGCATATATTAAGGCACAAATCATTATGTTAAAGAAAGTCAAATTATATGGTAAGTTAGGTGAGCGCTTTGGTAAAGAGTGGGAGCTTGATGTAAAAAATGTTCGTGAAGCTGCAAGAGCTATTGCAGCAAATAGACCTGACTTTCACAGAGAGTTTTCAAGTTCTCATGAAAGAGGTATTGGTTATCATGTAATGATAGGCGATGAATATGTACAAGATTACGATGGATGTGAAGTTCCTACTGGTAAAAAAGAAATTAAGATAATACCAGTTATTATGGGAGCAAAAAGCAAAGGTCTAGGTATGATATTACTTGGAGCTTTGATTATTACAGGTATTGGGCTTTACGGTATGGCAGCTGCAGGTGGTGGATTAAGTTTTGGTCAGGGTATTGCTTATGGTATGGGAAGCATGGGTAGCTTTGGAACTATTGCAATGAAGTTTGCAGGGGCTCTTATTATGGGAGGAATTGGAGCAATGTTAGCCCCCACTCCAAAACCCATTGAAAGAAAAGATGAACCCGAAAACTATGCTTTTAATGGACCTGTCAATACTACTTCACAAGGAGTACCAGTTCCAGTTTGTTATGGAAAGTTACTAGTAGGTGGTGCTGTTATAAGCGCTGGTATAGAAGCGGAGGACTATAACCCATGAGCGAAAAAGATTGGATACGTGGTTCAAAAGGTGGCGGTAAAGGCGGCGGAGGAGGCTCTGCGCCAAAGGAAGAAGATAATACTTTATTTTCTACAGCCAAAGCTCGTATTATTGACTTAATATCAGAAGGCGAAATAGAAGGCTTAGTGGATGGAGCAAAGTCAATCTTTTTAGACGAAGTTCCAATTCAAGATAATAATGGAGATGATAACTATAGTGGATATAGCTACGCGTCTCGTGTAGGAACAAACTCACAATCATATATACCAGGATTTCAAGGGTCAGAGCAACAAGTAGGTTATAACCAAGAAATTAAAAAGTCTTTAAGCCCTTATGTAAGAACACTAACTACTACAACTGCAGATGCAGTAAGAGTTACACTATATGTACCTCGTTTAACTTTTCAAAAGTCTAATGGTGACTTAGTAGGTTCAAAAGTAGAATTTAAAATAGAACTAGGGTATGATGGGGGTAACTATACAACTGTAAAAGAGAGTTCTTTTGATGGTAAGACTACTCAAAGATATGAAAGAGCTTTTCGTTTTGATATACCTAGTGCCTGGAAAACAGCAGGATTTACAAGTATTAGTATTCGTGTAAGTCGTGTTACTGATGACGATGATTCAGCACAAACAAATAATGATTTATATTGGGGAACTTACACAGAAATTATAGATAATAAGTTAACATATCCTAATAGTGCTTTAATGGCACTAGAGTTTGATGCAAAACAATTTAACTCAATTCCTACTCGTGGATATGAAATTAAAGGGTTAAAAATAAAGATACCTAGTAACTACACTACATATGATCACGGTTCTTGTAGTATAGCAGGAGTACGCAGAAAAGATAGATGTATTTCTCAAGGCGGTATATGGACAGGTACAGAAGTGGGAGATACTTTGTATAGTGGGGACTGGGATGGTACTTTTACAACCGGATGGACTGCAAACCCAGCGTGGGTACTTTATGACTTATGTACAGATGATAGATATGGGTTAGGTAAGTGGCTAACTGCAAATCAAATTGATAAGTGGGCATTATATGAAATTGCAAAATACTGTGATGCTGTAGATTCTTCTGGAAACTTTGTGGGAGTTGATGATGGATGGGGCTATAAAGAAGCTCGATATACTTGTAACTTATACCTACAATCTAAAGAAGAAGCGTTTAAAGTATTAAACGACATTGCTTCAGTTTTTAGAGGAATGTTATATTGGCAGGAAGGACAGATAACTGCGGTACAAGATTCTCCACGTGACCCAATTATGACATTTGCAGATTCAAATGTAATAGATGGAATATTTACTTATGAAGGAACAAGTCGTAAACAAAGACATAATGTTGCACATGTAACTTGGAATAACCCAGATGATTTTTATCGTCAACATGTAGAATACGTAGAAGATACCGATGGTATTACTGCAATGAACAATGAGATTTTTGCAGTAGATATTCAAGCAGTTGGTTGTACTTCTCAGTCTCAAGCAAGACGTATTGGTAAGTGGCTACTTTATACTGAAAGATATGAAACTGAAACAGTAACTTTTTCTACAGGAATGGATGGAGTATCTTTAAGACCTGGAGATAACTTTTATATAGCAGACTCATATAAAGCAGGGATAAGGTATGGAGGAAGAGTTTCTAGTGGTAGTACAAGTACTGTAATTCAGCTTGATAATGCTACTCCAGTTACTGCAGGACAGTCTTATAGGTTAAGCATACTAAATACCGAAGAAGCTTGTATTGCTTCTGATGGTTCTAAATCTACTGAAACTACGCAAGAGGCGTGTATTAATGCTGGAAAGAAATGGGCTCCTTATGTTTGGACTGAAACAAAAACAGTTGATACAATTTCTACAAGCGAAAGTGTAACTTCAATTACAGTAACTTCTGCATTTGAAAATACACCAGCACAAGGCACAATGTGGATATTAGAAGAAGTAGGCACTGTAGAAGCTCAAACTTTTAAATGTTTATCAGTAAGAGAGAAAGAGCCTAATATTTATGAAATATCTGGTCTAAAACACTACGAACAAAAATATAATGTAGTTGAACAAAATATTGATTTTTCTGCTAAGTCTACGAGTAATTTACCAGATCCAAGTGATCCAATACCGGCTCCTGGAGACTTAACAATTAGTGAAGAACTATATGTAGACTCTACAAACAATATTAAAAATAGAGCTACTTTTTCGTGGTCAAATCCAAAAATTGCTGGTACAACTCAAAACTATCCGTATGTTGGTAGTTATTACGTAGAATATAGAAGAACAGATACAAATTCTTCCAATTGGATAAGCTTAGGAAATACAGTAGCAAACAGTGTAACAATTGATGATGCGCCAGCAGGCAAAGTACAGTTTAGAGTTAAGACAAGGAGAATATTCTAATGGCAAATTTATATTCACCATTTGCAAGTTTAGAACACGAAATATTTGGAAAAACTACAGCTCCTTCCGATGTTGAAGACTTTCAATTTGTAGTACAAGGCTCAAAAGTACTATTATCTTGGACTCCAGTATCAGATTTAGATGTTATACATGGCGGAAATTATTGGGTCAGATATAGTAGTGATACAAATGCTGCTTGGGGTTCTTCTTCAACTGTTGATAGATATATTCCTGGAAGTAGATCAACAGCACTTATACCTCTTTTAAATGGTAGATACTTAATAAAAGCAGTAGATTCTTCTGGTAATGAATCTGTAAATGCAGCTACGGTAAATGCTAGTGTAGACGCAGATATTCTAAATTTGAATGCTGTAGAGACCACAACTCAGCATCCTAATTTTGGTAATGATACTTCGAATACTGGGGTTAATGATTCAAGTACTACAAATATTTATTACGATACGGCTAACCAAGCGATACAGATAAGCGCAGAATCAATATTTAGTGGTACACACGATGAGTACTATGCTTCTGGTACTAATACCGACGTAGTAGGAGTATATGATAGTACACAAGACTCAATTTTAGACGATAACAGCGGTTCTAATTACGCTGCAACAGTTGGTGCTAATATTTTTGATAGTGCTTCTGGTAATTTTGATGATAGAAGTGGTAATTTTGATGATATACAGCATACAGCTTTCAAACTAGAAGATGATAATGCTAGTTTTGATTCAAGTTGGGATGATTTAATTGTAAGAAATGTTACAGATGATACAACAGCTACAGTTACTAATGTTGATAGCGGTACTGTATTAACTCTTGACACAGATATATTTGA